CGCGAACACGTCGCTGAGGTGAAATACGTTGTTGTCGTTTGCTTGTGTAATAGTCATTTTGATCTCTCCAGTCTGATGCGCTGATTGCTGTCCAGGCGGAAGCGCATCGGGTTTCGGAAGGGACGACGTAGGCGAAGGCTTACGTCGTCCCGGTTAATCAAACGCACACGCGTTCGAACTCTGCTTTCTTCATCTTGCCGCGCCCGCCGATGTCGTCGGCCAGGTGTACCCACTTGCGTCCGACAACTGCCCAGAGGCGGCGCCGACCGCAGCCGAGCCGCGGGCAGTGATTGTCCAGGTGGACCGTGACACGTTTCGCGTTGGCCCAGCGTTTCGACGTGGGCGGGGTTGCCTCGCGGGTTTTCCAGCGAGCCTTCTTCTTACGCTCGCCAGTGCGCCGCTTCTTTGGCTCGCCGCGGCGATCCATGAATGCCGGGATCTCGAGCGGGTCGTCGATCTGGAATGAGCCGTCCATCACGCCGCCTCCTCGCGCAGCTTTCGCCTCGCAAGTCTTTCATCGTTTCTCTGTCTCGCTGCGGCCACCCTTTCTACGAACGTCATTTCTTCGTAATTATCGAGGGCTGCTTTGATCTCGAGTTGTAACTGGGGATAGCCACTCATGTTACTGTAAAACTCCACAATGTCGTCTTCGTGAAGGTGTTTAGCGATATCCTTTGCCGCGTGGATTATGGCAGCAAACGCGATTGCTAATTCTTCCTGTTCGCTTCTGAACTCGGAAATCAGGTCGTCATCACGTACTGCCCTGAGATACTTCAAAGCCTGGTTTAAATGCTTGGCAGAACTGCTCGCTGTCTTCATTAAGGGAGACGCGGACATTTGCCATTTGTTGGTTACATATTTATCGGTCATCTATTTCCTCCTCTAGGCAGCTAACGCGAAACCGGTGTCGGTGACTTCACCGCCCCACTGCGCTGCCATTGCAGTGGCTATACCGGGATAAAATTTCGATCTGATCTTCCAGCGATCGGGGCCGGGAGGCGCTTTGTGGATCGTGTCCTTGGCGGTCGTGCCGTCCAGGGAGCCGGTCTTCTCTAGCGGGTCCAGGCCGCGCAGCCAGAGGCAGGTGCGCTTCTTAACGTCGTCGTCGCCACCGGCATCGGTGCCGAACTCCCAGGGCTGCACGCTCTGGGTGAAATCCTCGTAATTGCGGATCCGGGCTTTGGCATGTTTGTGCATGACCGGGTTCTCGACGCAGACACGTGGCACGTCGGCGTTCCAGCAATCGCTGAACAGCTCGGCGCCGGCATCGAGCTCGGCCCACATCTCTTCGACCGTGCGGCCGGGAGGGGCCTTGTGCAGCCACCGGACGCCCGAGTTGCACAGACGCGTGCAGGGCGGGTGGCAGACGATCAGCATGTCCCAGGTTTCGTATTTGAGAACATCGCGAACGTCGGCAACCATGTGACGGTTGGTCGGTGTATCGGCCGGGAGAACGTCACAGCTCCAGGCGTCGTGTCCCAGATCAAGAAAAGCATCGCGTACTATTCCGCTCGTTTCGCAACCCACCAGGACTTTCATTTCGCACCTCAATGTCAATTTCTATGTCAATGTCTACGCAACAAAAGTTGCATATACAGAATATAAGGGTGCGGAAACCAGATTGCAATAGTGCAATCTAAGTTGCAGTTAAATTATTTCAGGGGGTGAGTCGGACTAGAACTTGATGATCGCGCCGATGACGATCGCGCGGATCCTGACTGACTGCTCGCCCAGGTCCATGAGGGGCAGGGGAGTATGTGCCGGGTTCTTGCTCTCCGGCACCAGTACATAGTTGCCGTTGTTCTCGACAAGTTTCTTGCAGGTGCTCTCGACCATACCTGTCGGCGTATCTGTTCGATCGGCGATCACGTATTTATCGACCGGGAGGTTGTCGTGTTCCTCGGAGTAGGGGCGGCACACCAGGACGGATCCTTCCGGGAACTCTTTATCCATGCTGTCGCCTTTGACCCGGAGCCCGAAAGCATCGACGCCGTAGTTGTCGGGCAGGTTGATCTGTTCCCAGTCGCCCTCGTCCCACTGATGCGCTTCCTGGAACACGCCGGCCGCGACCTGGCCCAGCAGATTGATAGTCGGGTGTATTACTGTCGCGCTGGCCGACGCTGTGAATTCCATGTTCGCCGACGCGGACGCGTTCACGATCCGGCCGGGCGGCGTACCCATATAGGTGCGGCCGGGCTCGATCGACACGATCCGCGGGCCGTCCTCCGTGTGCTTGATAGTTACGCCGCGGGTGTCGTTTCTGTCGGAGGCAGCCTGCGCGGCGCCCCAGGCGAGCCACTCACTTTTGATGCTGGCGTTTCTAAGCAGTTGTTCGACCAGCTCGTCCACCGTGTCAAAATCACCGGTGTCCAGGCCAAGGCTTTCGATGTTGAGCAGGTGTCCATAAACCACCTCGAGCTCCATGCCCTGGTCGTCATCGAGCTGCCGGGTTGCGGCCTGCACGATCGGGAGCAGTGAACTGTCACGTATCACGTAGCGCGGCACCGGCGTTGACATAAACCGGGTGACCGTCGACTTCGCAACGCCTGCCAGTTCGGCAAGGGTAGAGAAGGTGATCCCAGTCATGCCGCGGCAGATATGCAGGGCGATCCGGGCGCGTTCGATCTCCCACAACCGCGCCACGTTCATGTCGTCGTGGAAGAGCTCTAAAGTCAGGCCGTTGTGCAGCGCATCGAGAAAACCCTCGAGGTGCCCGCAATATTCGTTCGCAAAGGTTGCCGCGTTGTGGATGAACTCTGGCCCCGCTTCCAGGTCACCGAGCGCTCTCCAAACGTCGGCGTGCGTGCCGTCCCGAAACTGGGCGGCCCAGGCTTGGCAGCCGGCGGCCCAGTCTTTGATAGACTGTTCTAGCCAGTCCTGAGCCTCGTCTGTCCCGCAGCCGGCCTGGGCAAGAATACCTATTGGACCCAACAGAAGATTGCCTCTCTGAACCGCGTCTCGGAAGGGTGTCATATACGGCTCGTCGCCCAGTGAATGGGCTATCTCGGCAAAGCTGAGGATAAGCTCTTTGCGCGCGTTCTCGATCCTCTGCTCTCTACCATCAAGTTGCTCGAGGACATCAACCGACAGGTTGTATAGCTCGCGCACCGACTTTCGGTCGGATCGAAAACGCCCCTGAAACTCGCGATCGAGTTCAGCAACGATACGCTTTACCGCGCGGTCGCGCGCTTTCGCGACCCGCTCGATCACCGTCGGTTCTTGTTGTGTCTCCTCAGACATGCCGGCGAAACTACAGTTGCAGAAAAAATAACGCAAGTGCGAATCAGCAACTTGATATTCAGTTCGACTTCGTGTATCTAATGCATCTCAAGTTGCATTTAGGAAACGTCACGATGTCACTCCCGACATACCAATCCATTGCCGATCGCGCCGCCGCCGCCGGGCTCGAGCTCAAGCAGCTCTGTGCGGAAGCAGGCATCGCCGCGTCGACGCTCTGGAGATGGAAGTCAGGAAAGACGGATCCGCTGAAGACGGTCCGCAACATCGAGGACGTCCTGAGAAAGCATGAAGGTCGATGAGACAGCGCGCAAAACGCACAGAAGTACGCGGTCCGCTGAACGAGCGGTGCGCCCAGACGATCCGCGATTACTGGGATCATAAGGGTGAGCACGTGCACGTCGAAGTCGTCTACTTGAACGGCCAGTCGGTCATCAGATCCGATCTGATCAACGGCCTGCCGCAATCCGCCTGGTGCGCCCGGATACTCGGAGAGACGTCATGAGGATCCTTGGCATCGACCCCGGCATCAATGGCGCGTTCGCCTCCATATATAAGGACGACATCACACTGCACGATCTGCCGACGGCAGGCGAGGGCAAGCACCGGATCATCGCGACCGCTGTTCTTGCACATCAGCTCAAAGAACTGGCGCCGACTTTCGCGGTGATGGAACGCGTTCATGCGATGCCGCGCCAGGGTGTCAGCTCATCATTTCGTTTCGGCCAGGCGTTCGGTGCGATCGAGGGCGTCCTCGGCGCGCTCGGTGTCAGCCTCTCATACGTAACGCCGGCCACATGGAAGAGGGCGCTCGGACTATCGAGCGACAAAGACGAGGCGCGGCTGCGCGCCATCCAGCTTTATCCCGCAGCAGCGGAGAACCTTCAGCGCCGGAAAGATATCGACCGCGCGGAGGCCCTGCTGATTGCGACGTGGGCGAGAGACAACATTAGAGGAGAGACCGATGCCGCGTGAAACATCATTGAATGTGGAGAAGTACCTGTCAGAGGTCGCCGCTAATACAAATGCCAAGCGCTCGTCTACCGGGATCCTGGAGGAAGCCCTGGAGGTCCTGGCCCGTCGGGACGAAGTATACGGCCCGGCCTCCGATCACTATCACGAGCTGTCGAACCTTCAGTCTGCCTTCTTTCAGAAGGAGCGGACGGCGCGCGACGTCGTAATAGCCAACGTCCTGGAGAAGCTCGACCGGATCCAGCGCACCGACTGCGACAGCGACACGTTCAAGGACAGCTTCATCGACGCCATCAACTACCTCGCTATCGCGTGGGAGTGCAGCTAGTGCCGATCGAGTTCATGCCGCACCAGGAGGCAGGCATCGGGTTTCTGACGGAGACCGATGCGTCGCTGCTTCACTGGGACATGGGAACGGGCAAGACCTACACCGCGGCGTTCGCTGCGCGCGAGGTCATGCGCGGCGGCTGCACGGTCGTCGTATGCCCGGCCGTTGCGCGCCGGAACTGGGCACGTGAGATCGAAGCGGTGCTCGGGGACCGGGTCACGGTCAACGTCATCGAGAAGGGCAGCGACGAGCTCGCCGGCGATTTCGTTGTCATCTCTTACGAGCTGGCAACACGCCAACGGAGCAAGCTGAGCCAGATCGACATAGACGTCCTGATCCTGGACGAGAGCCAGTTCCTCAAGAACATCAAGTCGAAACGGACGGCTGCGATATTCGGACATCAGGGGCTCGGCCGCCAGGCCGCAAACGTCTGGTGCCTGTCCGGCACGCCGACACCTAATAATATAATGGAGATCTATCCGTGGGTGCATTGCCTGCACCCGGAGGTGATCGAGACGCCGCGCGGCGCACCGATGTCGGGCGTACAGTTTCGTGACGCGTTCTGTGAAACCGTCGAGACGCCGTTCGGTATCAACATCGTCGGCACCAAGACAGGCCCGTCCCAGGATCTCTGGCGTGCGTTACAGCCGGTCGTCAGCCGCGTCCGTAAAGAGGACGTGCTGAAGGATCTGCCGCCGGTCAGGTTCCAGGATTATCCGGTCGCCGGCGATGCCACGGTACGCGAAGTGCGGCGCCTCGAGCAGGAACATCGCGAGGCGATCGAGCAGGTCATCGAGGGCGCGCGCGGCAGCGGCGAAGTCGATATGCATCTGACGACGCTGCGCCGTGTCACGGAGCTCGCGAAGGTTGGCGACGCTATCAGCATGGTGCGCCAGGAGCTCGAGGACGAAGCGATCGAGAAGATCGTCATCTTCGCGAACTACCTCGACACGATCGATGCCCTGACCACCGGTCTCGAAGAGTTCAATCCTGTCGCGGTTCACGGATCTGTCGGCGCCAACCAGCGCCAGGCCGCAATCGATACTTTTCAGGATGCAATCGACTGTCGTGTTTTCGTCGGCCAGCTACAGGCCGCGTCGACCGCGATCACGTTGCACGCTCATGGCGACTGCCAGGACGTCCTATTCATTTCCGCCGACTGGGTTCCTGCGAATAACGCGCAGGCCGTTGCGCGGGTGCATCGCAAGGGTCAGCCCAACGCGGTCACCGCCAGGTTTCTCCATCTGGAGAACTCGCTGGATGAGCAGGTC